ATGCAGATGCGTTAGTAAATTATGTTGATTTAGATGCATTTGACTTAGTCAATGGTAAAATATCTAAAGAAGATGCTAAAGCTATAGTTGCATCATTAAAAGAATTAAAACCAAACTATTTTGGTAAAGAATTTATTAAAGGTGATGTATACAAAAAATCACAAAATAAAGACGTTCAAAATCCTGATATTGATTATCAAACTGATTATGAAGCAGGAAATTATCAAGCTGTTATAGCTAAATTTTTAAAAAATAATAAAAAATAAGGAGGAATGAAAGAATATGAACGAAGGAAATGCATATGTTAGTAACACTCCTAATTTCTTAGGTATGTTATTCAACTCAAACATTAATAAAACTCAATTCTTAACTTTAATTGGTGGTACTGATGGAGCAAATGCTGAAATCACTACTAACCCAGAATTCCCTATATCTGTTAGATACGCTATGAGTGATGGTGCTCAACCTAATATTAGTGAAGCTCAATCAGTTGGTGCTGGAAAACCTACATATTTCGGTTTATCACAAGATAAAAACGTAATTCAAATTTTCCAAGAAGATGTAACTGTTTCTCGTTTAAGAGAAAGAGCATCTGGAAGATTAAGTGGTATTAATACTGCTGGTATGACTCCAGAAGAAACATCTGAAGAAGCATTACAAATCTTATTACACTTAGAAAAAATGAAGAGAGATATGAACTACACTGCTTTAAATGGTGTATATAGTGCTGAAGGTTTAACAGATTCAAGTAAACCTATTAAAACTAGAGGTATTATAGCTGCTATTGAAACTAATATAGTTAATAGTGCTGCAGCTGCATTTACAGCAGATGAATTAAATGATATGATTAGAAAAGTTTATGATAATGGTGCATTTGAATTACCAACAATTTTCGTAAACTCAGCTAACAAACAAAAAATCTCTAAGCTATTCAAATCTGAAAAATTAACAGAAGTAGATAGAAATAGATTCGTTGGTGGGGTATCAGTAGACTTAATCGTTACAGACTTTGGTGTAAATGCTTATGTTGTTGTAGATAATGATGTTCCAAATAATGTTATACTATTAGCAGATATCGCATTTGTTAAACCAGTATTTACAAGAGATAAAGAAACTGGTGAAGTAATCACAATTAAAGATTTATCTCAACGTGGTGGTTCAAGCAAAGAAATTTATGCTGAATTCGGATTAGACCACGGACCAGAATTCTATCATGGTAAATTAGTTATCACTGGACAAGAATAAGAGGTGATTAGTTAATGGTTAATTTTTACATTACTAATCAATTCTTCGACAAAGATAATAAATTACAAATAGCTGGTAAAAATATAACTATTGAAGAAGAAAGAGCTGTTAAGTTAGCTGCTAAAAATTATGGTTATATTGTAGGTAAAGTTGAAGTTAAAGAAAAAAATAAGAAATAGTGAGGTGATAATATGTTCGACATTGAAAATATAGCAATTAATGCTGGAGTAGATGCTGATAAAGTAAGAACATTATTACCTGATGTGTTAAATACTATCAGAAATTACACCAACAGAGCGTTTATAACTTCTATTGGTGTTTCTGATACATTTACAATAAAAGATAATATTATTAAATTTAATAAAAATGTTCCAAGTGAAATAACTGAAGGTTCATACATTGAATTGTATAAATCATTAAATAATACTAAAATATATGTTGTAAAAGCTATAACTAATAACTCTATAGAAGTATATGGTAAATTATTTGACGAATCATTCAATGGTTCTATAATTAAATTATCATTTGCTAATATTGGTGAAACTGACTTAGCATCAATGGTTAATTATAAAAATTCAACTATTAAATTAAGTGCGGTTAAAAGCGAATCTATGGATGGTTATAGTTATACATGATGATAATTTTGAAGGTTATCCATTAAATTTATTAAGTGCATTTAATAGTTTTAAACAATTACCTCAATTTAGAAAGCGTGAATATTATGAGAGAGGATTTATTAACATCCCACTTTGTAGATAATGCAGTATTGAAAAAATGCATTAGTACAAACTCATATAATGAGCGTGTATTTGATACTCCTACAACAATAAGTTGTCGTAAAGTATATAAAACAAGAGTTATTAAAACACCTAATAATGAAGATGTTGTTAGTACTATTACATTATATACATTTAATAAGATTAATCAATTAGATAATATAGATGATAAAGATGTATTAGAAATACATGAATGGAAATCATTATTTGATAATACTGTTGTAGGTTATAAAGTATATTTATGAGTAAATGGACTTTTAAAGGTATTAATAAATTAGAAAAACAGTTTAGTAAAAAAATTAATGATATTACAAATGCAACAACTAAAGGTTTACATGAAGCTGGAGAACATTTGTTAGAATTATCTCAACCATTAGTACCAGTTGATACAGGTCGACTAAAAGCGAGCGGAAAAGTTGTAGATATAGATAATGATGTATATGTTACATATGAAGCTGTTAATCCTGAAAATGGTTATGAATATGCTCCAATTCAACATGAAGATTTAGATTTTAAACATAATGTTGGACAAGCGAAATATTTAGAAGAACCATTTAGAAATAATATAGATGAATTAGTTGATATTGTAGCTGGAAAAACAAAGGAAGGAGTAGATAAATAATGCAAAAAATGCTAGAAGCAATTGGTGATACACTTGTCGGTACAGTTAATTATGGACAAGTACCTGATTCACCAGATAATATTACTGTATTAAATTTTACAGGTGGAAATAGTCCTACAAGAAGTTTAGGTAAATTTAAACCTACTGTAAAAGAACCTAGTATACAAGTAAGAGTTAGAAATAAATCATATTTTAACGCTTTAGATATTATCAATAAACAAATTGAAATATTAGAAAAAGTATCAGGTGAATATGGTGATAAAACTATAATGAAATTATCTCAAACTGGTGATGTTATTCCTTTAGGTAGAGATACAAAAAATCGATATGAATTTACTATCAATTTTATAATACAAATTGATAATAAATAAAAAGGAGGGAAATAATGTTATATACAGGTGTAACAGGTTATATTAAAGTAGGTTCAGGAGTAAGTGGAAAAGCTCTTGCACATATGAGCTCTTGGGAAGTTGAACTTAGTAAAGATATAATCGAAGTTGTATCATTCGGTAATGATTATAAAGAAAAAGTACCAAGTATTAAAGATTGGAGTGCTTCCGCAGATGGAGCT